AGTGCGGTAGGTTGATCAGCCATAGCTTATTGTCCCATTACCCACCTAAAACGGCAAGGGCATGTTGGGTTAATTTGATCCGTTCTTCCAACCCAAATGTACCGCCATTGATTCTTCTGGTTAGTCCTTCCCAGTTCTGCGCCTCAGCCAGATCGTTGCATCCATGAGTCTTCCAGAACCACCCAGCAGACAAAGCAGCATACATTGGGGTCGCAACAAGTTGCGGTTCTTTGACCATATCCCTTTGAACTGACTGCCCAAAGTGGTAATAGTTATCGTGTCCAGTCAACTGAATACAGCCCCGACCATGAAACCGCCAACCATCTCCTGATTTTTCATCACGGTTTCCCATTCGATTGGCGTAAATTCTGTTGGCAATCTTCTCGGGCTGGTGGGCGTAAATGGTAAACTCATTGGGTTGAAACTTGTGTCCAAAGAGCTTTTGTAAGGTTTCGGCTCGATAGTTGAGGTTTTCTTCCAGTGTTTTGAAATGGTTGCACTCGTGAGAGCACTGTCCGATAAAAGCTGCCTGCTTCTTGACATCGTTTACCCCAAACGTAGCAAAGGTTGTAGTCAATGGCTCTGACCATTCCGCATCTATCCCAAGCGCATGGAGCTTCTCAGGGCTTAACATTGACTGTCTCCCTTACTTTGTTGTAGGTGTCGATACAGGCGTTGAGCTGGGTGATGGCGATGTCTCCGTCTGCTGCGATGGCTGCAATATCTTTAATAGCCTGTCGCTCAGATTGGCCGTCATTGGTTGTATCTCCTCTGGCAGAGGTGGCATCTGTGGAGGCTTGAACGGGACAACTGGAGGGGAGGCGCAACTCGCCAGAGTCAATCCTAGAGTTAATACTAGACTGCTTTGTTTTAACATCGTTTCTCGCCTTTACAAGTGCAGTGGTTACGCCCGAGAGCTTTTTGTTCAGCTCTGCTTCTTTTGCCCGAGCTTCGTCATTAAGTCGGATAATTTCTGCTTGATCTTCTGCAACACGTTCTTGATAGCCTGCATGGTGTCCATAGAAATATACTCCTAAAACTGCGCAGATAGCGCCAATGATGAACCAAGGATTGAGGAAACTAAACATTTACACTAGCCCTCGCATGTGCCATTCTCTCACGTTCCTCATCCGACTCCAATACTGGGGGGCCAGACGGGGGTGGAGGAGGTGTCCAAGCTGTTCCGGGGTCTATACTAAACCCAGCCATCGAGTTGTTGCCTGACTGCATAGCCATAGGTGAATACCCCATAGATTGACCCATCATTGGTTGCCCCATGCAGGGATTAAACGGCATTGGTGGGGGTGGTGGCGGAACGCTAGATTTACCTGTCAACACCAAACTAACCACAGTGAATATCTGCGCCATAGCCATAGATAGGATAGCCAAGATCGCCTTATCAGCAGGCGCTTCGGTGAACAACGGCTGTTCAATGAACACAATGCTGTATGAGAACAGCACTGTTACTAAGACAAGGATAAAGCAAAACGTCTTTAGGATAAACGCTTTGGTCTCGATGTCAATTTGTTCAGGGGTTTTGTGCGCCATTTTTCGGTTTATTAAAAAATTCGGGACAATTTTGAGAGGCCACGCAAAGAGGCGGTTTACAGTCTTCCGCATCCCAGTTCTTAGGGTCTTGGCAATGGTAGCGATATCTGTCTTCACAAGACACCAACAAAAGAGTTAATAGCAACCACTTCATTTTCCTTCAATCCTTGCAAGAGCTTTGTTGACTCTAATCTCCATCATCTTGATGTCTATGTACATCCACGAAAGCAGTGGTATGAATAGGAGAATCACCACCATCAAGACCACGATAACAATGACGAAGAACGAACGATCATCAGCATCAGCCATATCCACGCTATCATCAGAAATGTTATTACTGTAGCTATTGCTTTGTCTTGAATTTCCTCTTGACGTTGACGCTTTAGCCATGCCGCTTTCCGTTTCTTGTCTAGCTCCGCCTTTCTAGCTAACGCCTGCTGATTGGCAATATGCCCAATCATTTTATTCACCCGACTGTACAAATCCTTCATCTCAGGAGGCACATGGTAAACCATGTATTCCCGCATTTCCTCATTCAACTTTTCCATCTGTAAGTTAGCAATAACTAACTTGATCGCAATATCGTTTCCTTCTTCGTTGTTGGCAGTCAGCGCCAACTCTTCTTGCTCTTTTGTGTAAGCCTTTAAGCCGTTGTATGCGTGGAAGAACTTGGTGAGCGCATCTGCAACTTGGGCATAGATTTGGTTCTCATCAAATTCAACTTTCTTTTTTTGTTTAGCTTTAACAGGAGTTTGGTTAACCGTGGCTTGTGGCTTTTCTTTACCACCGAAGAGTTTAGAGAAAAACCCAAATATCCCCTTTGCGTCATTTTGGATACCCTTGATATCCCCCACAACTCCATCAATCTCTTTCTTGGCATCAACAACGAACTGCCTTCCTTCCTTGTACATCTCACAGGATTCTTTGACAAGCTTGAAGGCCGAAGTAGCCAGAGCGACAAGGGTAAATGGATCAATGTCTACACCTTTTCAATGATTGCTGTTGATGTGTCTCTGTCAATCAGCATTTTACCAAAACAACAAATGTTCCAATCTTCTCCATCTTGCTCACTGAATGAAGGCACATTGATTTGAACATTCTTGAATAAATATTCTTTTGTGCCCTCAAATACCCGCCAAACATGTTCTTGCGTGCCCCTACCGGGCATGCCGCGCGTTTTGTTAAACCGAATTGAATATTTCAAACCACTTCTGCTGGCGGTGGGCACGACATTGGCGTTGTCGGTACTACCATCATATTGAAGTGTATGAATCGGATCGGTTCGTCTGATGCATGTCTGCTGAAAGAGTGTGCGAGCCATGAGTTTGTAAAGAAAAATTGACCGGGTTTTGGTGCAAATCCTACCACATTTGATGCAGGAGTAATGTAGTTTGGGTTGTCTTCAGGTAAACTAATTTGCACTTTTGCGGGTCTTGGGTCATAAAACATGATGTTTGAACTGCCTTCTGGACAGTCAATGAAATAAAACCCCACAATTTGAATCAAGCCGTTGTGCGTGTGTTGCTCCATTAAGGAGTGTTTATAGTGTTCTTGGCACCAGACTGACTCAATGCTGGTGCTTAAATTCTTCATGGCGTATCCTTGGCCATACAAAATGTACCAAGACTGTTCACCCACAAATTTACAAAATGCCGCCATGCGCGGGTCTGTGTAAATGTTAGCTGTCATGTGAGCCGGGTAAATTTCATCCAGCTTTTGCGTTTTTCTGATGAACTCAAGATGCTCATCAGTGACTTGTTTGGCAGCTTCTAAAAATTCAGGTTTATCCGATGTGTAAAGCGGAGTGGTAAAGTAGTACCCTTGTGTAAGAGGACTTGCTTCTTCTGGCAACGCTTCGTCCATTATTTTTTCTTTAGTTTGCCCAAAGTCTTGGCTAGATTGGCCATCTTTGCCACTTTTGGGTTGGATGACTTGGCCGCTTTTGCCATTTTTTTGGCGGGGATTTTCTCTCCTTGAGGAACGCCCAGCTCTTTGTGCAGGGCGCCGGGGTGTTTGATTGCTTTTTGAATCCATTTAGTTGCCATGATTAAATCCCAAAGAACTTATGAAAGAATTGCCCTGCCACATTCGGGCCAAGAAGGACTAAGAGCATCACACCATAGATCAAATACTCAATCTTGGTCATGCGTCTATCGCCTTCTTTCAGCATATCTGCAATCTGCCTATAGCGCTCATCACAGACTGCAACGTGAACGGCTAAATCTTTTTCGGTATCAGACATTGGTTTCAGGTGGAGTTGTTGCCACTTGCTCTTGTGCTTCTTTTTGCACTTCTTGAATCAATTGGAATACTTCTTGGAATGGGCGTGTTCCAAGGTAAGCCATGATGTTGTTTACAAGAGTTGTTGAGAGAGTAATCTTTTCCATTATGCTGTCCAAGGTAGTGGTTGTGTTGTTGGTGAAACAGGGGGATTCTCAAGGCTATTGATCTGGCCTTGTACGTTGGCCTCAAAGTTTGCAATGCCTTGCTCACCCAAAGATGCTTGCACCCAACCAATAACTGTTGCCTCGGTTAAAGATGAATATGGTGTAAAGCCCGCTTGTGCGTCAGTCACTGGGTATTGTGTGTTTCCACCAATACTTGCTGTATGAGTGTTGTCTGTTCCAGTCAACTTCCAATCCACATTTACAACATAGCCTGCATTTGTGCCACTTGGCCATTGTTGCATTGATTGAATTGTCCATGTCCATGTGTTTACTTGTGCCATGTTTATGCTCCTAGTTTAGTTTCTAATGCGGTTACTTTTGCGGTTAATTCTTGAATGGCTTTAACGAGAACAGGAACAAGTGATTCTCCGTTATAGCGTAATTTTTCACTATCTTGAGCATCAATAATAATGGGGTTATCCCCTTCTAATGCCAGAATTTCTTGAGCTTTAAAACCATAACGTACTGAACCATTTGGGATTTCAACATCACGAGATTTTTTAAATTGATATGCTATGGGATTCAGTTGATTTACAAAATTTAAACCATGCATTACAGGAGCAAAATTCATTTTGTCTCTTGCATCCGATACAACCGTCCAACTAACTTGAATATAAGCATTTGTTGTTGAAGTTGTCCCCATCGAGATATAGTTACTTTCGCCATGTATGTTATACGCTGGGCTATAAGTACCTGCATCGTTGTATGCTTGAATAGTTGTATTTCCTGAACCTGTTGTTGCAAAATAACCTGCTACAACTCCCAAGTAAACATTATTTGAACCAGAAGTAACATTTTTTCCTGCACCATTTCCTAAATAAGTATTATTAGTTCCTGTTGTATTTGAATAACCCGCAACGTAACCAACCGAAGTATTACTAATTCCTGTTGTATTGCTATAAAGTGATTGATATCCAACTGCTACGTTGTTTGATCCTGTGGTGTTTCCATTTAAAGCTAAGTCACCATAAGCAGTATTGTAAGCACCTGTTGTATTATTTCCTAAAGTAGAATATCCAAAAGCATTGTTGTAGTTGCCCGTGGTATTTTTTTGTAATGCCGCATATCCAAAAGCGTGTATATAACCAGTAGTTGTAGTATATCCAGCCTGATAACCAATTGCGGTTGAACCAGTGCTACCCGTATTGCTATATAACGCCTGATATCCTACTGCTGTATTACGAGTGTCTGATGTTGTTGAATATAAGGCTTGATAACCAATAGCGGTATTGTTTGCACCAGAAGTGCTTGCACCCGCTTGATAACCAAGGGCAGTAATATTTTGGGAACTAACGGTGCTACCATAAACTGTTCCCGATGAAGTAGGCGTTGCCGCACTACCACCGCCACCAGACGCCCATATTGGAGCCGCTCCCGAACCTTGAGATGTCAATACTTGACCCGATGTTCCGTAGTTAGCTCCAGCCAAACCTAAAGCACCAGAACTGTTCCATACTTCTCTAGGATTACCATCCCCATCACTCAATACAATATAGTTACTAGATGTACGGATGTCTAAGCCACCTTGGTTGCCATCATAACTACCAAGAATTGTGTTTTTAGAACCCGTAGTAACATAATAACCAGAACCATAGTTATAACTACCACCAACAAATGTATTACCTGTGCCTGTTGTTAATGAGTATCCCGCATAGCTACCAAGGGTTGTGTTGTTAGTGCCAGATGTAGCAGAATATCCAGCTGAATAGCCTATATGTGTATTACTTGAATTTGTAGTTGAATATCCCGCTTGATAGCCAACTGCGGTGTTTGCAGTTCCTGTGCTGGTGGAATAAAGTGATTGATACCCCACTGCCGTATTGTTAGATGCTGTGTTATTTGCATCAAGAGCAAAAGCACCTATTGCCGTGTTGTAATTGCCAGAAGTCATGTTTTCTGCGGCTTGACGGCCAACAGCAGTATTGGCGGTTCCTGTAACTGGATTTAAAGCGTAATAACCTATTCCCGTATTTCCCGCTCCAGGGTTACTATTTGATCCAACAGCAAGCGTACCAATTGCTACGTTGTAACTAGATGTAGTTATTCCTCGACCTGCATAATAACCTATTGTTACGTTGTCTTGCCCTAATGTGTTTGTTGCGTTAGCATTAGCCCCAACAGATACGTTTTGCACGCCACTTGTATTAGCTGATAAAGCACTAACACCCACTGCAGTATTAGTCGATACTGACCCCGCACCTTGTCCAACAGTCAATCCATGAATAGATGCGTCATTGGCTATCGTAACTGTACCTGCGCTGCTGATCGTCATAGCGTCAGTTGTGCCACTATTTGTTACAAAGTGAATTGCATTGGATGTTGTTGTACCCAGCGCCAAATCGCCAGAGGTGGCAGTCAAATACACTGCGTTGGCAGCATTGAATGCGCCGGAACCTGTGAACCCAGATGAGTTCATACCAAAGTCACCGTAATAAGTGGTGGCCGTGGTATTGTTATTACCTACGATGAAGTCAGCGGAAGCTGTTGCACCAGAGTTTGAGTTTTGGTTAACGATCTGTGAGTATGTGTTAACGCTGGTTTGGAAAGAAGCAAGAATGTTTGTGTCTGTGAATGTCAAGTTACCAACAACAGTAGACACACCTTGGAAATCAGAACCGTTCCAAATCAAAGTAGCTGAAGCACCGGAAGGAATAGACACACCTGTTGTGGCTGATCCGTTGACAATTGTGTTAAATCCACCAGTAGTCTGGTTGATGACTCGGTATATACGGCTTGAGCTTGGCGCAGTAATTGTGCGAACAGCCCCTCTTGAGCCAGTTAAAAGCAGTGTTGGGTATTGCGCTATGCCACTACCCGTAGTTGTTGTAGTGGTTGAACCAAAACTTGAAGAGCTGTTACCGTTTGTGACAGACAAAGTTACATTGCCGTCGTATGAAATGTTATTTGTTCCAACGATAGAAACCTCAATTAACTGAGTGGTTCCGTTGTTAATGTCGTCGCCCCAGACACCACTCTCAGAACCTGTGGTCGGTTGGTTTAAACCCAATAGCGTTGTGTTTGCGTATGTCATAGTGTCCTCATTGAGTGCGGATCAAAGTCCAGCTCGCCGTTTCTGAATTGTTGATATTTTGCCATGTAATAGATTGACTGTCATCTATTAAACTCCAGTAAATTGCAGTCATATTACCAACTTGCTCAACTGACGCCACACCTGTTAATGTAGCACCTCGGCCTGTCATTGTCACTGTTCCTACTGCCGCCGCAGAACCTACGCCAGTCAAAGCCAAAGTGATATTAGCCCCAACCGATCCGACATTGCCTTTAGCCGTTGCAGACCCCAAAGGAACCGCCATAGCTCCTACAGCTCCAGTGGCATTGTTACCAGACAAAACCTGACTTGGATTTGCTGTAACCGATCCAACTGCACCAGATGTGCCAACACCTGATATGGCTATGGTCAAATTGGCCGCTACTGAACCGGGAGCTCCAATCGCTACGTTACCAATATCTCCATCGGTATTGTTGGCCACCACGGTACCAACTGCACCTGCACCCTGAACACCAGAAATGCTGACCGATTTAGCGCCAGAAACAGTACCTGTAAACCCGTTTGCCAGAACTCCAGACAATGCCGCAGTGTTGCTGACAAGAACCGATCCTACGCTACCACTTGCTCCTACACCAGATAGGGCAATTGTAATATTGACTGTGGGGGCTTGAACCGATCCGCTTGCACCAACTCCAGTTAAAGCAATAGTAATGTTACTTGATACTGTCCCTAAATTACCCGCAGCATTTACACCACTTAAAGTATCAGTATCTGCTTCAGTGACTGTACCTACATTACCTACCGCACCAACACCAGTCAAAGCAATCGTAATATTAGGTGTTTGAGTCCCTACATTACCTGAAGCATTAACACCTGTAAGCGAGGTTAATCCCTGCCCCCACGGGCCAGCACCCCAGGTATTAGTACCCCAACCCGCCATAACTCACCTATTAGGTGGTGGACAAGCGCAATAAAGCAGTTGTCGTTGTGTTACTAGGCATCGTCAATGTAAATGTACCCGCCGTGATAGTCTGTGATCCAAAGGTGTGAACAGACACAGCTTTATTTGATTGCGTAGAGTTATAGATCAACACAGTATCAAACGCCGTGGTTAGTGTTACTGTGGAGTAAACTAAGTTGCCCGATGGTGTCCAATACCCTACACCAGCTGTTGATGAACTATTTGTAGAGGATGGGTTGGTTGCATTAGTTACTGCAATACCCCCTGCTGTGTATCCTGTACCCGACACTTCGTTAGTCGCAGAATATGCAGTGGTTGCCGCATTGATAGTAGCGGTCGTAACATACAAAGCTGCTTTGAATGTGTCAGCAGTATTTGCAGTATGAGCAGGATTAGCAGAGCTAAAATTGTGCGTTGCGCTTAGCAATTCGCCCAAGAAAGATGTGCACATTGATTGAGTATTAGCCATGATGTTTCCTTTAGCCTAAAGAGGCAGCAAATAAATCAGTGAAGGGGGATTTTTTTAAAGTTACATGAGCGGAGCGGTGTACCAATTCATCATTTAAATAGTACTCAACCCAAGTCGTGTATTCGTTTTCATCATCAACAGTACCTTCTTTCTTTACAAGAAGAGAGTCATCCATGTCGCCTTTGGTAGTTGTGATGATCATGCTATCCTCAAAATTGCGTTGGTGTTAGTAACAGCGGGAAATTGAATTGTAAACGTACTGGTGCAAGTTTTATCCGAGCCAAAATCAAGAATTGCCACCGAAGCATTGTTCTGGCTTGCATTGTAAATCAAGGCACCGCGACATGTAAATGCAGCAGGGCTCCAAACAACATTGGCAAAAGACCAGTATGACACTACCCCGCCTGTAGAACCTGATGTGGGTGTTTGGCTGATTACAAGTTGCTGGCCGCCTTGCGTGTATCCGTTGCCTGTGGGTACTTCACCAACAAGCTGTGTTGAATACTGCGTTGTAGCCGCATTGAGAGTAGCGGTAGAGTTGAACAACGCAATATAAAACGTATTGGGACTAGTTGGCCCAAAGTTGTGTAAACCTTGAGCCAGTTGAACCTTGAAGCTGGTCGTAGCGGTTTGAACTAAACTCATGTGACCGCCTGACTGTACTGGCCTGTTCTGTACGCATCGGTGCGTTCCATACCATCGCCAAGACGTTTAGCAAGAGCAAGTGCTTCTGTGTATCTATCAGAATACAACTTGACCATATCCGCCTCACCTTTCATGAAGGTGTAAGCTTCAACCAAAGAACCGTACAACAGCACGGTATCAAAATTCTGTCCCAACCAAGAAGTGCCATCAGATGTTGTCGTAATGGATTGGGGATAGTAATAGTAATGCAACTCAGCGTTGTAGTTTGTGTCAGGTGTTGGGCCCATCATTACCGTCAAATTGGTAGTAATTGAGCTGCCTGATACGGTGGGCCCAAACAATGCATAGTACTGTGGTGTGCCGTAAGAGATGGGATTGCCGTATGTTTCACGTAAAAAGTTAACATCTTTATTAATCAAATACAAATAACTGCCTTGAAAGATGATTGTTCCTGAAACATTCCCGGTTAAAGCTAAATTTAAAGTAATGATTAGGCCGTTGATATTTGTAACTGTAGCGCCATTTGAAATGCCTGTGCCAGACACAATTTGTCCAACCGCTACGTTGGTGTTTGAAGCAATCGTAATTGTGTATGTGCCTGAAGTGCCAGTAGCTGTTGTGCTGGTATTTTGATAAATGGCCAAAGAATATACCGCTAAAAAGTCAGAAGGTAGCGATAAATATTGGTTGTACTGTGTAAGGGGGCCAGTTACGTTTTTACGAAGTGACGGAAATTGGATAGTGTTATAAATCCGTTGCTCAGCTTGCTCAATGAACGTGGGAATATACTCTACGAAAGTAGTTTCGTAGTTTTGTGTATAGTCTTGAATTGACTGAGAAAGCTGAGTGTAATTCATGCCATCGGGCCTCTGGCCATCACGCCTTTAGTTGCTGCGCCAGTACCGCGAATCTTGATGCCTTCAGTTTCAACGCGGTCATCCATCGTGATGGATACGCCCATGAGTGGTACCCAGTTCTTTTTCTTTTGGAACTCTGGCTCTGTGCCCGCATCTTTGGGGCCAACAGCTTTGCCTTCCATTGTGTGAGGCTTTGCGTACTTAGACGCAGGAAGATTGTTCTTAGCCATATTAACCACCTCTTTGGTTTTTAGCGCGGGCCATGTTACGTCCAGAAGCACGCATATCTTTGCCTGTGGGGCCGCCCTTTTTGAGCTTGGATAGGTTGGTGTGCTTACCGGGATGTTCTTGTTTGTCATGCATTGAAAAAGCTTTTTTAATCAGCTTTTTGTCCTCTTTGATATCATCGTGCTTCATTCTAAACTCCTACGTTGTAACTATTGTAACTGTACCAACTTGTACGACCGGAATCAAATTATTTTGCGTTAACGCCGTATCAAAACTAGACGCACCGCCAACAGGATTCCATCCCCACTGAAATACTCTACTACCGCCACCAATACTGCCCGTTGCTGTCACGCCAGACGCGTAATAAGTGGTATCTGGGCGGGGATCACGCAAGCCTTGTGGGTCATCCACAGGGTACATACCCAACTGCAACTGAGGCTGATCTGGATCCCAACAAGTTGGGCACACCAATATACTGTAGTTCTTGGTCTTGATGATTTCTTTTCTCAAAACCGTCAGTTTGTACTGAAAACCGCAGCGATCACACTCCGAAATTGCATTTTTACCAGAAGCAAATCGGTTACCCATGACTAGTAGCTCCCGCCAATGTACATCCTACGGGGTACAAAGCGCACTGCCGCTTTCTCATGGTCTTCACCAGCCGCCAACTCCCACGCTTCATCGTACTGCTGTTTCAAAACTGGCAGTCTTTCCAAAGCATTGGGGATTTTAAGCGCCATGTAATAGGACAAACCTGCTACCAAGCAGGGAATAAACCTAAATGGCACGTCTGCAATGTTGGTACCGCCACCCATATCCTGTACACGGCGCATTCTCCAGTACACAAACTGGTATGTTTGTGATGAATCTGGGGTTGGCCACACAGTAATGCTGTTCTTTTGAGAAAAAATTACCGCTATCCCTGCATTATGCGTAGCAGCCGTGGTGTTTCCTTGTCCGCGAGTGCAGTTCAAGAGATAAGCAGGGTTGCCGTTGGCCGCAGGCTGGAGTTCGTTGTACCCAATCAGCTCGGAATCGAGCTTAATAAAACCCGCATTTGGTAGTCCATTGAGGGTACTAACGGCAATCGAGGTGTCCGTTGTGCCAACAGCGGAATATACAGTGGCAGCAGTGACTTGATCATTGGCTGAAAGACGCTGAATCCATACTTGGATGGGACGTCCTTGAATTAACTTGTTAGGAATCGTCGCATAAGTAGAAACACTGATGCGGGTAATTGTTAGGTCGGCCTGATTGTTGGCCACGTTTTGTTGAGTCCTGATGACGTGCTCAAGCAAATCAACTGTATCGTCAGGCAATGCGTATGTGGGCTGTCCGGGAACCAAAGTAATGGCATCCTGCTCAAACGTCCACATGTTGATGCCACGATTGGCCCAATCAGCAAAAAGCAAGTTCAATGAACGACGTGCCGTACGCACATCGTATCCAGTGCGAGACTCGGAGCCACAACGCTCAAAAGCTTCCTCGACTAACTCGGGAAGCTGAAGATTAAACGCTGCGACGCCAGATGTCTGTGCCATTATCTAAACCCTGCTGTTTTCTTTGCAATAGTCTTTGGTTGCGCCACAAATTGTTTGCCCGCCGCTTTGCCTTTACGCTTTGCTTTGGTTGTTGCCGCATATTCTGCGGGAGTCAATGCCTTGATTGCTTTCTCTGGAAGATACCGCTCACCTGTCTTGCTTGATGGCTTACCGCTTTTAGTACGCCACTTTTGATCGCCCCAATCTTTGAGAGACTGTTGCGGATTCTTCATTTGTAGCCCCCACCTTTGGCTTTGTACTCTTTTGCCAACAATTGTGCTTTTCTTGCGCTCCACTGGCCAGCACCCGTACCCTGTACTGATCTGGCTTTTATGGATTCAAACAAAGACTTGCGCATACCGGGTTTGGTATACGCATTTGCTTCATTTACTTTTGATTTAACCTTGCCGCCTTTTTTGTACATGGCGACATCATTCGGATTATCTTTTCGTTTGATAATCTTTTTACCCGGCATCTTAGACGGGTTGATGTCGCCCATACCACGGCTGGCAATCATTTTTTGGCCATCCCACCGCCACACATTACGATGTGACCTTTGGTCTTGCCTTTTTCGCAACAGCCGTCTGCACGCTCAGAAGCGCGGTGTGCTGTGCCACCTTTTTTCATACCACCGGGACGTGCTGCGGCCATTGCAGGAGCAACAGGCATACGTGCGCCCATTGGGCGAGTCATTGGTCTAGCCATTGGCATCATAGGCATGGTGTGCTCCTAATCGTGTTTTTGGTGCTTGTGCAAATGCTCGATCTCGTGGTGGTGCAACTCGTGACCAGCCGCGTGTTCTTTGTAGTGGTGGTGATGATGCACATGACTGCCTTCGTGATGCTCCTTCATGTGGTGCACATGGTGTTTGTGCTCATGGGGATGCTCGTGTCCAGCAGGATGAACGTGTTTGTGATGTTCGTGGTGTTTGCTATGCATGATGTCCTCACTTCTTGTGATGATGTTTAGCGTGACCACCACGCTTCATACCAGTTGTAGAACCAGCCATTTTGGGCTCCATGCCTTTGGTGTGACCGCGCTCTTGAACTGAGTGCTCGCCAAAACGCTTGTTACCGCCTTCTTTGACCTTGGCCATCTTGGCTGTAGTCATGCCCTTTTTCTCTTCTACACCATGCATACCAGTGACTCCACCAGTAGCCATCTTCTTGACGTGGCCACCATGCTTCATCGCTTCTTTCAAGTGATGATGAGCCATCTTCATGTGATGTGAGTGCATTTCGTGCTTTTCCATGTTTCCACCTTCTTTAAAAGTTTTGCCTTTGTCGGCGTTGCTAAAATCTTGTCCCACTGTTTGTGGAACCCCTACCTTCTTTGCAAACGCCTTGTTATGGGCAATTGCTTCCATAAACTTGTGTTGTTTTGCGCTATGGCTTGGCATATTAAACAACCCTTCCTTTTGTGTGCCCCCTGATGGCACAGCCATCAGCACAGTTCCAAGCCCGAAGGCTTTTGTTAATCCGACTGTTGGGATCGTTGGCAGTCTTTGACGACGTCAACTTTTTCTTCATCCCCGACATTCGTGCGCAAAAAGAATCCCTGCGTGAGCCTCCCTCGGGTTGCGGACGCTTTAAATGCATCCCCTCCTTCGCGGCTGATGCACGACCTTTGGCGTTTAGCCCGCCATTCGGATTCTTCCCTTCCTTGCGTTGCCATGCTGGAGTACTCATGATTAACTATTTGCAATCAGTTTACCAGCAATCACAACCCCCGCAGCAACGGTACTTGTACTTGTAGCCAACTGCCATTGAATGTCAGTTTTTTCGGTGTACGTAAAAGGCACAGTCGATCTGTTGATTGTGTAAATTGCCACAAAGGGTTGTTGTAAAACCGTTAAAGCTACGCCAGTTACATTGTTGATCGCCTGCACTTTATAAGTGATGGTCGTGCTACTGGTATAGCTATTTGACGAGTTAACTTCCGCAATGTCCAAATAAAACGTGTTATTGGCAGGCACTGTGTAAATGGTGCTTTGTGACTTACCAACCCCGGCATTAATTTGAGCAAGTGTATTTGTAGATTGCTTGATGGTAATGACCCCAACATTTGAAGTCTGACCAGAAGCAACGCCAACCATAGTCAAACCGTTGATTCGAAAATACGATTTTACAGTTGTAACACCCGTTGTACCATTAAGTACAACCACTTCAGAAACGGGATTAAAGTTGGCATCCAAACCATTTACAAACACCGCAGCAGGAGAAACATCCGATGCGGATGAACTAACCACTGTTAAAGTGGATGCGCTGGTTGGGTAGGTATAAGTGGATGCGTTTTCCCAAACAGGAATTGAAGTTGTTCCAACCGCTGCTTGGTATCCAAAAATACTTACGATTGAGTGTCCGCCAATTTGACCACGCGCCACTTGCAAATCAAACGGCTCATACCGCGCTTGACGAGTAATAGAATTAACGGCATTGTTTGTACCGGGAATCCCATTGGAACTTTGTGCTGTCATGAATAATCTCCTTGATTAAAGACGGGGGCCGAA